GACATGACATAGACATCAATGACAACATTGACGTGCTGAAGATAATTGTTGATATTATTACAATTGCGACTGATATAATAAACCATTTGTCAAGAATAGGTACAAACATACAACCATCATTCCAATACAATGCAGTCATCACAATACTTAACACTAAATCAAGAATTATGAAAATAGACACGAACAATACATATCCAATACATTCCTTTTTAGCAGATGAGTATGTTAACTCTTCTTCTTTTTCTTCATCAGAATCCAATGATACATCTACCATACAATCAGTATTTAATTTTGGTGGATTATTCATTATATTTTATTGTGTTGTATATTGGTTTTGTTGTGCTCAGATAAAAAAATGATTCATTTTTAACCAATATCACATAATAGTATTTTGCTATCAAAATGAGTTCCAAAAACCTTGAATTAAAAGCAAAGTGCGCTACAGGCGACGCGTTAATGCAAATACATAAATTAACAATCACTGAGTGTTCTATACTTCAACAAACAGATACATATTTCAATGTTAACAACGGCCGACTAAAATTTCGTTATATTAAACACATACCACAAACAGACATATCAAGTACATATGAACTCATATATTATGTTAGAGCAGATGATAGATTAGCAAAAGAAAGTATTTATCGAATTGATCAAATTTCATCGGAATCAGAGGCTCAAAAACTTTTAAAAACATTAACTTTATCATTGGGTGTATTGGCGATTGTTAATAAAATTCGCTATGTGTATTTCGTTCAGGAATATCCTGATGTAAGAATACATGTTGACATGGTTGATGCAATCGGTGAGTATTTGGAATTTGAGGTGTTGTACATCCAAGGCAGATCAAAAAATAAAGCAGAGAAAATAATGAATTGTCTCATAGATCATTTTAAGTTATCATCAGATCAACTAATTAGAAATTCATACAGCGATTTAATATTAAATCACCAAAAATAATTACAGCCAAAGATTCAAGATTAAGTTTACATGATGAACAGTGTTCAATACCACAAATTACAAAGATCCTTAAGTAGCCAATGATATGAAACAACATCCAGTAGCTCTTAGATATTTGGTTTATGTTTCCATGGAAATAGATGATGTGGGCAAAACTGGAGTTATCGGGTTGTCTGATAAATATGATAAATTACTTGACAATTATTTCAAATACATTTTAGATTTAATGTCTGTTTGATTTAAATCCATACCACAGGAGATTCGTAAGAGTTTGAGGAGTTTATCATATCTTGGCTCTTTTATCACAATACTGCCATTTTGTAAAACTTGGTTATGATAATCTATACTATTGTCATATCCATTGAACATACTTCGGATGTTCAGGTGATCGAAATGTGGTGATATATTGAACCTTTTTTTAAGAAATACCATCGCATCTTCAATACTGCCATATTCCTTTATGATGTTGTATGATCGTTTGGGTCCCAAGTTTTTTATTTTATGATAATCAGTACCACATAAAATACACATATCAAGGAATTCGGGAAATTCAATGTCTAAGTCAGTACATATATTTGTTAAGTTATATTCATTAAGTGTTCCTGTAAAAAAATTGTAATCACGAAGCACTACACCAACGCCATGTGCCAACATATCTGTATCTTCTGACAAACACGCATCAACATAACCATTTTTATAAAGAAAACCACACATATCATCAGCTTCCTTACCACTATAAATGTATGGTACTCCAAGATAACGAAACAGTGCCGCGCAATATTTCTTATGTTTGTTTGTTACATAGAGACATTGATTTGATAATTTATCTATTTCCATTGCCTTGTCACACACTGTATTACTTGCGTTATCATTCACACTGTCATCCGTTTCTAATGATGTTGCAAGTTGTATTAATTCATTGAGTTTTGCACCATTCGTAGCATCTGATATGTTTATTGTAACGTTTTCTCCACCAACTGCATCATTTACAATTAACATGATATCATTCACAATATTAGAGATTTTGTTTTCACGTTTTTGTTTTTCTGCAATTCTTCGTTGAATTTCGTTAAACTTTTCTTGAGGCGGCACACCATCATAAACAAAGAACGGTGTTATATTATATTGGCGCAATTTAGTTATTAAATTAAACATACTCTCGATGTAATGATGTTTGTGATAATTGTTTTTTTTAATATGATATACAAATTTATACATGTAATTACTAAAATCTATTGCAATTTTTTTTCCTGCATAATCACTTATATGTTTAGGTTTAATTCCTGTTTGATTACGTGCCTTGAGTAACTTGGTTATATTTTTAATCCCCATGTCTTATATACTCTATTATGTATACTCCTTTAAATCGTTTAACATATTTTTTTTATTATCGTTCATAAACATATATTAATTAGTAATAATGTCTCTACACAATCATCATGTAATGACAGAAATTGATTGGGCAATGCGAGCAAGAGAACGCCTACCACCACATCCTTTGGATAAAAAATATTATAAAAAATTGAAAGATGGAAAAGAAAAAGAAGATCAAAAAAATAAAATTCAATCATACATTAAATCTTTTGAATCTGTACCTGAATCTACATCAAAATCTGTCAAGTTTATATATTCTAGATGGCACTAGATGGATCATTTTTGTGTTGTATTAAATCATTTTGTATTACACACATTGGCACTTCATGATTATCATATAATCGTGCATAATTTTCCGCCAAAGCATCTAAATTGTGATCATAATCACTATAAAAGTGTTTAAACATATTTTTTATCATATTTTTATTGGCTAATTCCATCTCCATTACTACATCTATACGTCCAGGTCGTTTAAAATCATGATAAAATTGATTAATCTTTGCTATATTACTACATGTAAAGAAGACAATGTGATCTGTATGTGCAACTGGTCCATCGAGCGCATTGAGAAGACCTGGCATTGTTGTCTTTCCTGTAGTAATACCATCGAGTTTAGTTTTAATCTTTGCAAGACTTGATTTGTTTCTGCGCTTTCCTGGGGAACATAAGATTTTATCTATATCTTCGACTAATATGAGTTGACCTGCTGGTACCGAATTGAATATTCGAACTAAATTATTATCATTGAATCGTGGAGAACTCAAAGGTGCTAAATAAATACCTAAACCGAGTTCAGAACAAATTGCTGTTATTAAACTGGATTTTCCAGTTCCAGTTTGACCATGTAAAAGATAACCACGTCGATACGGTATATTTCGATTAACATACCAATCTTTTGATGATAAGAAGTCATGTATGTCTGCTAGCAAGTTGTGTTTATGTATATCATTCATGAAAACTGTTTCTAATGGACGACCATGTTTTCTACACAACAGCTTCCAATGAACTTGATTTTGTGTAATATGCGATACATAATACACATTAATATTTGTTTGATTTTTTGGCATTTTTAAACTTTCCCTTATAAGTGTATCACAGAAATCATCAAGTTTTCTCCGTGAAAATATTAAGCTTTTGCATACTATTTTTGTTCCATTTGATATACCTGTGCTTGGACATAAGTTAATTGTTATTAGATTTCGTTTGTATAAGCACATATTGTTCCCAATGTTTATATGCTTCGTGATCTTAATGTCACTATTCTTATATTGCCAAATGATTTTATTATTATTTGTCAATACGACTAATTTGCCCTTGGAAATCAACTGCCTAATAGATATTTCTAATTCTTTTGAAGAATATTCCAACTCATTGACATAGATAAAGCTATTTCTCAATATGTACAAAATACAAAGAACTCCTACAATAGATATTAATAAGAGCATTACTAGATTAGTATTGCACAAAGTTCAAGGTCATAGAAAATAATTTATCATTTTTTTTAATTCCTTTGTTCAGGCAACAAATACTTCATACCAATTCGATCAAATAGTTCTTTTTCGTTTTTTATTGGAACTTTTTTGACCTTTCCTTTTTTAAATAACCCATATTGATTAAGTAAATATCCTTTTCGTTTATATTTGTCACGCATAAATCTATTGAATCTACGTGAACCTGTAAAGTAGACAATAGCTGTGATGTGAGAGTCTTGGGGATAATATTTAATATCTACTTTTCTATGAAATTTTGAATATTTCGTCTTGATGAGATACTCAACATTAAGTGATTTTGGGTTTCCTCTTAACAACATTGATCCTGTTTTCAGTTCGGCAGTAATTATATTTAATGAATTGAGTTTGTCAACAAAAAGTTGTAGATAATTATTGTATTTTTTTAAATCTTTTCTAGTTTTGACATCAGGATGATATAATAATACATCTATATCATTGCTAAGTGGTTTTTTGCGACGATAGGATCCAAGAATCAGCATTTTTAAGTTTTTATCAACACTTATCGCAACTTTCTTAAATAATCTTTCAATATATTGTATTTCTTTGTTAGGGATTTGTACAATGAGATCATCATAATATTTTAAACCAATTGATTGTGAATGTGTTAATTTTATTTCACCACGTTGCACTTTCTTTCGCAAATCATTAATTCCACGAATACCAAAATTGTTTATAAAATTTACAGCTTTTTTTGGACCAACATCTCGAAGTCTTATGAGTTCTTCATATGCTTTTAATGTGATAATACCTTCCTTTGATACAAAATCTTTTAGTGTTGCACCTTCAATTATTTTAATTATTTTATTTGTGGATCTCTTACCTATACCAGGTAACTTTGGGATATCGTTGACTGTATTAATTGGTTTATTGTATGCTTCGAGTGCATCAATTGCTTCACGATAGGCTTTAATGCGCCAAGTATCGCCTTTTATTTCATAATATCGCCGAAGTTTTTTAAAAATATCTATTATGTTCTGGTTGAACATCTTAATCAATTATATTTAATTGTCGTGAAAAAAAAATATATTGATTCTATTATATATACTTAATTAAATTAACCATGGCCTTTGCAGATAACGAAATCAGACATCAACTCAAAAACAGAATTATTGCTGGTGTTACAGGTAGTACTAAATTCCACACTTATCAAGATAGTGATACTGATACTGAAGGTATGATCAATATTGCGCGAACTAAATGTGGACCACTTCCATGTGGTTGCAAATTGCACATTATTCCTAAAGGTGGATGTCCCATAATGAGTCAACATGTAATGACAATGCGCAACAAAGTTCAAAAATATAATCAACGTTACGCTATGTATAAATGTATTAAAACCAACAGAATGTTGAGTGTATTGAACCTCATGCTACTCGTTTTATTGATCATTCTTGTGTATGTTTTATGTTTCCAAGTTGGTAAACAAATTAAATAATTATACGACGATATGATAGTACATCTGTACTGTTTGGATAAAGAATTATAATTTTTTTTTCATCTTCTTCATCTTTGTCTTCTTCGTCTTTTTCTTTTTCCATAAGTTCTATATTGTTGATAAGATAAAATGAACCATACATGTTCTTTTCTTCTGATGTTTTATCTGTAAATAAATTTCTACTTGTGTGAACTTTTATGGGTCTTCCACATGTTTTAGAACCACCTTCAATGAATTCTTCAGGATTTTCATATGGTACAATCCTTCTTTTTTCAGAAACAAATTCATCAGGCACTTCTTTAGAACGTTTTTTAGAAATATGTTTCTTAATAGGTGGTGTGTCAGAGACCAAACATATTTTAACATCAATTCCTTTTTTTTCGGTGACATATTCACTTATATCATGGTATTCTATATCAGGCGAATACACAGGATGATAAACAATATTAAATGTAGTTGTGCATGGTGTGTTAACATAGAGTGATTGTATAAGTCCTTTGTGGAGAAAATCACCCATATGATCCTGTTGGAGTATTTGAAAGATGTTTGGATCGCCATTTGGTGTCTTTTCTTCGTAACCAAACATGTTATATTTTTTCAAAAATTTATCGTTCAATACTTTTATTTGTTGTGTAATATAATCAACATAATCAACATCATAGAATATTTGTTTCAATACTTGAGAAAATGTATTAAATTTAGTTTGCAATCCTTTGATTTGAATATAATAACGTATTAAATACATAAAATGTATTAAGCTGTTATAATTCAGTATATTAATTCCAATTGAAGTAATATGTTTGTATTGGAGAGCCATACCATAATAATTGTAGATGACACATACTGGATATTCTTTTAATAATTCTTTTTCGTCTTTGTGTGATGAATATGAACCATTAGATTTTTTAGCTATTTTAATTATATGTTTTTGTGGTAAAAAATTCCCTGGATAACCTGTATATGTATTGGATATAACATAGTATTTTTGCTTGAGTTTTTTCTTTTTGAGAAATTTATTAATAGCAACCAGAATTGGATCAATGAATTCATATACATTTTTGTCAGTGATGATAAATTCTAAAATAGGGCTATATTCTGCAAGGTAAGATGATATTTCATCATGATTGAGGTCAAAACCTTCATCTGTCAATAATTTATATATATAAAATGCTAAATAACCTGTGATTGTCATAAATTTTCTATCAAATTTTTTAGCTATGAAAATATCATATAAATACTTAAATAGTTCGCGGTTCAAGTCATTTACTTTTAAATTACTTACATTTTTACCTACAGAACTCGGGAAATACTTATTAATTTTATTTAACCTAGTAATATCTTTTTTCCAACGATATGTGTTTTTAACTAAAGCCAATGATCTGTATAATGTAATTTTCATAAACTCTGAGTTAATGTAATACAATCCATTGATTTTAACTTTAGGTATTGCTTTAATGTGTGGGTAACTCATATATGCCAAATCTGCAATATATATGTTAAAATCTATTTGTACTCTTACTGTATGTGGATGAATTGCTGGGATTCGACGAACATATTTGTAACCTGCATCATACAGTTGATTACACAATATTATAGAGTCTGATATATAATCTGGTGTGTAAAAGTCAAAATCAGGAAATTCATCTTCATCATAAATTGCATCATTTTTGGTAGTTAATAATTTATTTATGGCAATACCTCCATATAAAACACGTTCATACTTTTTAATAAAAGACTCCACAATATCAATAGCTTTTTTATATTTTGAACTGATGATTCCATTTAAATTATGTTCAGCTTCATCAATCACATCGTCCATTTCATTTAACACTCTTAATTGACGTTGTTGTCGTGTATGTGTCATAAGAGTTTTCTCATATGATCCACTTTTTCTTCGCCATTGTTTACTCATAATCGCTTATAGTTTTATTAACCTTATATCTATTAAGCTCATTATTTTTAAATTACTTCGTGAATCAATTTTACTTATGAGTAAAAAAATGATTGGTTATTATATTCAGAAAAACATTTACATTAACGTCAACATATATTTATATAATGAGCAATTCTGAATCTGACACCGATTCTGATATTGATGAATCGCACTTTAGATACGATGCATTCGAAAATAGAAAAAAATATGTATCAAACAACAACGAATTAAACATAAAGGAAGATGATATATTTAATAAGTTTTCTGAAGCATTTAGTGATGATGACAATATGTTCGATAAAATATTTACAGATAATAACAAGTACGCAGATTCTGCGGAATACAAAAATAAATTGCGGAATAAAAATATTAATTTATGCAAAGTATGTAGTAGCGAATCTATACATTATGATCCAGATGTTGGTGGTGTTGTATGTTTGGCTTGTGGGGAATTTAATGGAAAAGTAATAAATAATAACAAAGATTGGCAAAATTATAACAAGGAAAAAGTCAATAATCTCAAAGGTGATGATAGATGTAATAATTATGTGAGTCGGATTATGCCAAACGCTGGACCTAAACTAATTCTTAAAGGCGTACACCATAATTCATTATTGGGTAGAGTACATAAGTGGTCAGGAGCAACATATAAAAGCAAGAACATGTTAAAAATATATAAATACATTGAGACAACATGTAAAGAAATATTAACAATTAAGACAATCAAAGATGCATTTGGTGTGTATCAAGAAATATATAGTAGACGATTATTTCGTGGAAAAATACGAAAAGGTGTAATTGCTGCTTGTGTATTATATGCATCAAAAACAAACGGAGAAGTTGTAACAGAAGACGAATTAGCCGATAAATTTGAAATAGAACGAAATACCATTTTGGATGGCTACAAGCGACTTTTAAATATTCTTTATGGTGAAAATATATTATCAACACGAATTCGTCCATCAGAAGCATCAGATTATATAAATAAATTTTGTGATGTTCTTTCCGTTGATGCAGAACATAAGTCCAAAATATCTGTACTTGTTGCCAATATAAAAAGGCAAAAATTAGCTACAGAAAATAATCCTAAAACACAAGTAACAAGTTGCATATTTCTGATGTCATGCATTCATAATCTTGGTATAACCAAAAAAGACATTGCCCAATGTTGTAAAATAAGTGAAGTTACACTTTATAAATGTTATACAAAACTATTAGAAAACATTGACAGAATCATGGATATTACCACATTATCAGAAGAACAAAATAAAAATTTAGAAAAATTAAAGGCAAAACGCTATAAGAGACGATCACACAAGAAAAATTGATGACATTCCTTATTTAATTTTAACCCTTTGCATCATAAACAATGAATCACATTATTATCACACATCGAGGTTGTCGTGATGGATTTGCCGCATCTTGGTGTGCACACATATATTTTAATTCGATCAATATAGATACTGTCACATATTTATATGTTGACCCCAATAAACCCGATGAAACAGTTGAATTAGTGAAAAAATCACAAAAAAATAATATTGCAACACGAATTAGATCGTTTGACGTGGCATTTGACCCATTAACGTTTTTAAAAATTAAAGAATTGTGTGATGATTTTAAAATATATGATCATCACATATCAGGTTACAATGATTTTATAGCATATTATGGAGCAGATCGTCTTCCAAAAGAATTTAACTTCAACAACAACAAATCTGGTGCTGTATTGGCATGGGAATATTTCTTTCCCGAACTTAATGTTCCACGCCTAATCAAATATGTTGAAGATCGTGATTTGTGGAGATTTGAACTCCCTGATTCTCGAGCCATAAGTGAAGGGTTACCATTAGGTAATAAATTTGAGGACTGGGATAACTTCATGGAAAATGAAACCAAGAATCTCAACATAGCTGCACGCACAGGAAACATGTGGTTAAGGAAAAAAAAGAAAACTATAGCATTCACAAGTAATCTTGGGAAGGTCGTACAGTTAAACGATCACAATGTATTTATCATCAATTGTCCAAACTTTATTTCTGATGTGGGTGAATACATTTATACGAAACATGACACCACTGGTAAACCATTATGTGATTATGTTATGATGTGGCGATATTCTATGAATGATAAAGACTTTTATGTGTCATTACGTTCATCTAACAAACGTGACATAGATGTATCAATAATAGCCAAAAAATATGGTGGTGGTGGTCACAAACATGCTGCAGGATTTACTACAAAGGATTTCTTTGGACAAGTTTTGGCAAAATGTAGTAATTAATTTTTTTTTGGTGATAACAACATAGATTTATTGGACAAATATTCATACACAAAAGCAAATATGTTGTTCTCACATTACTTCCTGTCAAACCATTTATTGGTGTTACACTCTAAAGTTAACCATATTGACAAAGATTTACTATGTGTGATATGATTAACAGAGTTTGGAATGATTAATCCTCAATTCCTGTACATTTTCTGTATAATACTATCAATTATTTTTTTAGTTTGTGAACTATGAACTTGTCATATATGTATATCTCAAACAACACAAGTACTCATTGAGCTGAAAAATTTATTAATAATTAACCATATATGTTTAATGGATCTTTGATGAACCAAGTTTTAATTATCAAATAGTTATCCTGTTGGCGATCATAAACTGTTGATGGTATATGTTTTTCTTAAAAATTGAAAGAAAAAAACAAATAAAAATAACATAAAGATTAAACAACATAATAATTTAATATTGTATTTATATATAATACAACATGACCACAAACACCAAAGAACATGGGAAATTTATGCGTGCTTTGAAAAAAGTATATAAAAAACATCAAGATAAAGGTGGTGCAAATACACCACTGGACAAAACTGGATTTTATCATGTTCTTGAGGCCTATTTTCGAAATGACTATAGGGAGGCATTGATTAATCATCACTTGGAATCATATAATTATTTCATCAAATATGGCATTGCTAAAATTATTAAAAACTACAATCCAATCAAGTTTCTTGTGGAGAACAAGCATTCTGATTTAACAGAGATAAGCAAAAAGATCAAGTTTTTTGAACATACAATTGAATTTGCTGAAGTATGTGTTCGAAAACCAAGTATAAGTGTTGGGTGTCGCAAAAGGCGAATATTATATCCTAATGAGTGTCGTATCAGAAACGCAACTTATCAAGCAGACATATACGCCACTGTTAGACACAGTATGAAAATGCTTGATGAACAAAAACTAGACATTAACCCAAAAGCAGCACCAAAATCATTTGAAATTAAAAATGTAAAAATAGGATCACTTCCTGTCATGTTACATTCTATATTGTGTTCGCTTTATCAAATGTCTGATAGTGATTTACGTAGAATAGCACGGGAAGATCCTAATGATTTGGGTGGTTATTTTATAGTTAATGGCAGTGAAAAAGTATTAATATCTCAAGAGAAAAAAATCAGCAATCATGTGACGTTTTATACAAATCCAAAGAAAACATATCCATATGTATGTGAAATAAAATGTACTAAAGAAGACACATATGGCGCTCCAAGCACAGCAACAGTGAAAATGAATAAGAAAGACAAAATTCTATTTTCTTTGAGCCCAGGGTTTGCACCTGATGTTAATATTCCTATATTTATCATGTTCAAAGCACTTGGTATTGTTGATGACAAGTCAATATTAGAATACATAATGTATGATAGTAAAGATGATACCATGCTCAATCTATTGAAGCCTAGTATGTATCAACGAATATTGCAAGCTGATGCAACGGAATCAGAGGTTGTTATTCAAACAAAAGAACAAGCACTCAATTATATTGCTGAGAAGATTAGAGCAAGAAAACCAAGTATCTTTTTGACACGTGGTATCGGTATTGAAGATCGTCACGAAAAAAGTCAATATATGTTAAATGTATTTAGTAAACATTTATTCCCACACATTAAAAGTAACGATAATCTAAAAATTAAAGCATTTTTCTTAGGATATATGTGTAATAAATTACTTTTGGGTCGTCAAAAACTAATACGTGAAGATGATCGTGACAATTACGCATTAAAACGTGTTGATACGGCTGGAGTTTTGATTTCACAATTATTTTATCAATCATTTAGCGTATTCATTGCAAAAATGAAAGACAATATACGACGTGAAAGTACTAGTAAGAATTTTAAAGCAACAGAACTCGAGGCAATGATTCAACGAGCCGTCCCCGAATCTGAGATTGAGTCCAAACACAAAAAAGCTTTCTCAACTGGTGAATGGACAGTTTCACGAACAGCTGGTGGTTCTGCAAAACAAGGTGTTGCACAATTACTACAAAGATTAACACCGGTTAACACAATATCCGCGCTTCGCCGACTAGTAACACCACAAACACAAAATCAAAAAGCTAAGCCTGAGATTAGACGTGTACATGGTACACATTGGGGCGTTGCTTGCGTAACTGGTGATACAGAAGTGTTGTTGGGTGATGGGATTACAACATGTCCTATTAAAGATTTAGGCAAAAAATCTGTATTGACTGTAAATAAAAACGACTTGACAAAAGAACCATCTCAGAATGAAATATTTCATATTGTTGATGAACCTGGGCCGTTATATGAAATTACAACAGAAGGTGGGAAGAAGCTTAAATGCACACCAGACCACCCATTGCTTGTGGATAACGATATCAACAAATTCATACAAGCAGCTGATTTGAATGTTGGTGATGGTCTAATTACACTAGTTAGAATGGGCAAAAAACCTGGAGTAAATGCATATTCACAAATAAGGGGGTTCGATGCAACTGGTCATTTCATATATAAAGTTGATCCGATTAAATCAATCAAAGAAATTGAATCTGAAACGGTTTATGACATAACAACAGTGTCACAAAATCATAGTTTCGTTGCAAATTCTATAATTTCCTCAAATTGTTGTGTCGAGACTCCGGAAGGTCCATCAATCGGTATGGTCAAAAACTTAGCAATGTTAACCAAAATCACAACATCATCATCTCCTCAATTTGTATTGGAATTACTTGATAAAATGGATGATGTTATTCCGCTCGAAAAACTAAGTCCAAGTAGCATCAAGAATTATACTAAAATATTTGTGAATGGTGATTGGTTAGCATGCACTGGAAGTCCTAAGATGATTGTTGACACATTACGCAGGTATAGAAGAAAAATAGTTATTCCACCAAGTACATCAATTGTGCGCGATTTCATTACTAATGAAGTCAGAGTTTATACAGATGCTGGTAGATGTATTAGACCATTATATATTGTTGATTCTGGAAATAAACTACGAATGAATGATAAAGTTATTGCTGACTTGCGTGCTGGAAAAATGCAATGGGTTGACCTAATAAAACAGGAATACATTGAATACATAGGAGTTCAAGAAGCAATACATAACGGCCTCATCGCAATGTATCCTGGTGATTTAGTTGATCCTCAAAATAAACTTAAACGATATTCGCATTGTGAAATTCACCCAATTACCATTCTAGGAACTGCCGCATCATTGATACCATTTTGCCAACATAACCAATCGCCCAGAAACCTCTTCCAATGTGCGCAGTGTAAACAAGCATTAAGTATTTATGCACTTAACTATAGAGATCGTATGGATACAATGGGACATGTATTATATTATCCACAACGCCCATTTGTCACTACATGTATGAGTAAGTTTGTGCGATATGATGATGTTCCAGCTGGACAAAATGTTATGGTTGCTATTATGTCATATACTGGGTTTAACCAGGAGGATAGTGTCATAGTTAACAAAGCATCAATAGAACGTGGACTTCAAAGATCAACATATTACAAGATGTACAAAGAAGAACTAAAAAGCAATGAAGATTTTCGTAAACCAAATCCACAAGAAACATCAAAATATAAAAGACATTTCAATTACGATTTACTTGCACCATATGGATTTCCACCACCAAATACACACATCAAGAAGGATGATATTGTTATAGGCAAAATCAGGAAACTTGATAACAGAGAACAGTATGGTTCATTTATCTATAAAGATGCAAGTATACCATTGAAAGATAGAAAAGGAGTAATTGACGAAATTAAAATGGATAAAAACCAAGATGGAAATAGATTCGCAAAAGTTCGAATTCGGATGGAACGAATTGTGAACATAGGTGACAAATTTGCGTGCGCTCGGCCAGACACAGACATTTTGACTGATCGCGGTTGGATTGCAATTAATAAATTAACCAAGAAACATAAAGTTGCGACACTTGTCAATGACCAATATTTAGTATATGAACATCCTAAGAAGTTATTTGAATACGATTATGATGGAGATATGTACTCACTAGAATCACAGCAAATAAATTTATTTGTTACGCCTAATCATAAACTATATGTACAAAAACGCAATAGAGATTATTATGAACTCATTGAAGCAAAAGATGTGTTTGGCAAAAGAGTGAGACATCGACGTGATGCAATATTCAAAGGGAAGAAGTATAAAAACATGGTTTTACCACAAGTTAATGGATATCCAAAAAGAACAATAAAAATGGATTCTTGGCTACAATTCTTTGGTGTGTGGTTGGCAGAAGGGTGTGTTGCCAAGAAATCATCATCAGTATGTGTTGCAGCAAATAAGCAACGTGTTAAAGACCTAATACAAAACATTGAACCTGATATGAACATAAAACCACACAATAACAAAGACATAAACAGATATTCGTTTTGTGATAAGACAATCAACATGTATTTACGACAATTCGGTAAAGCACTGAACAAATATTTGCCTGATTGGTGCTTTGATTTATGTCCAGAACAAGCTGAAATATTATTGCGTGCAATGTTATGTGGAGATGGGTATCATACAAAGAGTAATACACTAATTTATTATACATCATCAAAACAATTGGCAGATGACGTCCAGCGTCTAGCATTACATGTTGGATGGTCAGCCAATGTTCGGGCTAGACCAGGACTTGAAGCTGGAACAGTATGGAAAATGAGAGGAACTAGTGGTACAACAAATGCTGATGCACTCGCTGTTGTGATAAATAGATCGAAGAATAGACCACAAATCAATCATGGACATCATAAAACACAAAATGGCCAAAAAGAAGAATGGGTACACTTCAAGGGTAAAGTGTATTGTTGTGAAACAAGCTCCGGTGTAATTTACACAAGAAGAAAAGGAGTTCCATGTTGGAATGGTAATAGTAGACACGGTAAACTTTTGCCGGAGTGTGGCATAAAAGCCATGCTAGTTCAAGCATATTGAGCAACATAACCGAATTCAGGGAACGTCCTAAAGATTTTTAATACCAAGTTCTAATGGAAACATTGGAATGGTTTCGGGGAAAACTCGAAAGTATGGTTACAATTTAAAAATATATTATGGATAATCCTGAGCCAAGCTCCTAAGTTCGTTAATTAAAGAATATGGAGAAGGTGCAACGACTATGTGGTTATGGACTTGAGAAAGGTAAAAACTTTCAATGATAGTTTAAGATATAGTCTAGTCCCATTCGAAAGAATGTCAAACTGTAAATAAAATAGCTTATATGCAACATAGTTATTATATTGAAAGTATGAGACGATGATATTAGAAAAAAATATCTAATTGAGTTGGTATAAACGCAAAAGGGAATAGTGGGTATGATGTATCCGGAAGAAGACATGCCGTTTACTGCAAATGGCGTCAAACCTGACTTCATAATCAACCCACATTGTGTACCTAGTAGGATGACAATTGCACAATTAGTTGAGTGTGTATTAGGTAAAGCATGTGCCATGTTTGGTAAATTTGCCGATGGAACACCTTTTACAGACATAACAATTGAGGAAATTGTTGCAGATTTAGAAAAGACCGGAAAGAATAAATACGGATATGAACAAATGTATGATGGGTTTACCGGTCAACCTATCAAAGCATTAATATTTATGGGACCCACATTTTATCAACGACTTAAACACATAGTCGCAGATAAGATACATTCCCGTTCAAAAGGTCCGTATCAAATGATGACACGTCAACCACTTGAGGGCAAAATTTTAAGTGGTTGTCTTGTATTAGCTTAAAGATAAAATTGAATACAATGTGTATATAAATAATACACACAATTCAAACCAAACTATGCAAAAAGAAATTTGGAAAAAATTATATTTGGTTGGGCGTTGTAAAAAAACATCAATTACACTTGACCTTGCAACAAATTACGAAATATCAAATTTGGGTCGCGTGCGAAATGTTCGATTTCCCGCAAAACCTAAACCTACCCAAACAATACAAACTGGAAAATATAATATGGTGGATATATTTTATGGAGGTAAAGCAAAACGATTTAGGGTTGATAGGTTAGTTGCAAAAACATACGGACTTCCTAGAATATCTGGACAAAAAATCGTTAATCACATCAATGGGATAAACACAGATGATCGTTTTAACAATTTGCAGTGGTTAACACAAAACGCCTTTATTCAACAACAATATTCAGATGAAACATGGAAACCCGTTAGTATTGATACTGGCAAAAATCAGTTGTACTATGTTTCAGATAAAGGCAATGTTTGGAGTGCAAACATTGAAGACAATGTCAAACAGAGAGTGATTTCTGGTTATATGTCAGTGCAACTGCGTTCAGGTAAAAATGCTAAATTTGTACATGTTCATCGACTTGTTGCAATGGCATTCTGTGATAATCTCTTGAACAAAAAGATTGTGAATCACAAAGATTTGAACAAAATGAACAACAATGCAACTAATTTGGAATGGGTAACACAATCTGAAAATGTTCAACACGCAATTGATAACATTTGTGTTAAATCTAAAAGAACCGTGTTAGAATATTGCGATCCACCTAAAGATTATGCAATTCATAAAATGTACCCAACGTATTTAATTACAAAAATGGGTACTGTTTACAGCACAATTTCAAAAAGATATATGTGTCAATGCATAAACAATAATGGATATAAACGCGTCAATGTCACTGATAAAAATAAAAAATCCCGGCATGTATATGTCCATATTCTTGTTGCAGATGTATATTTGATAAAGCCAACAAATTCCAATAATTATCAGGTCAACCATAAAAACAAAAATAGATTGGATAATCGGATCGAGAATTTGGAATGGGTCACTCAGAGTGAAAATATCAAACATCGCAACATTGGCAAAAGTTTTGCGCACATACAAAAAAAAGTCAATCAAATTGATTGTGATACTGAAACTGTTATAAAAATACACGATGGGATAAAAGCAGCAAGTAGAAATACTGGTGTTAATTCCGGTTCGATTGTGGCAGTTTGCAAAGGAAGAAAAAAAACTGCTGGGGGATATAAATGGGAATATGCATAGATTCTTATTTATAAAAATATAAATAAAAGTTAATACAAGCTATAAATAATAGCCCAAGTAAAGGTATCAAGCCTTTGCTAGTCCACACATGTTGGGCAACATAATCAAATTGCGGGAACATCCTGACAAAGTCTTCAGTACTAAGCAATAATAGAAACATTATTGCGGTCTTAGTTAACTGCTAAGAAGATAGTAATAAGCTGAAGAATAAGGACAATCCGCAGCCAAGATCCTAAGTTCATCATAAACAAGAATAAGGATAAGGTTCAACGACTAGATGGTTATGGGT